CGGCGAGGCCGCACGGTGGATCGAGGACGGACCCCGCCTCGCCAACGCTGAGAACGTCGGACAGTTGGGCCGTGACATCGCGATCTACGGCTACGGCGTGACCGCTGCCTACCTCCCCGCCGGCATCGTTCGCCTGGTCGAGCCGTAAGCCATGGCGCTGCTCACCGGTACGCAACTGGCAACCGCATTGGATCTCACCTATGCGGCGGACCCGTTCGACCAGGTAGCAGCGGCAGCGGTCGCAGTGGTGTCCTCCGTCATCACTGCGGCCGCGCTCACGGCCGAGCCCGCAGCCCTCAAGGAAGCGACCTTGGGCATCGGCATCGACATATTCCAGGCACGGTTCGCAGCCGGCGGGGAGTCCGTCGGCCTCGACATGCAGGCCAGCCCGTACCGGCTCAACAGCATCCTGCTCAAGAGCCGGGCCGCGCTCATCGCGCCGTACATCAGGGTCGAAAGCCGGGTGGGATGACCGGGCCCACGACCGAGGCACGGCTGGCAATCACTGCAGCGGTCACAGGCCTCGGCTACAAGGTCTATACGTCGACGCCGGCCGTACCCATCCCGCCGAGCATCGTGATTCTCGCAGACTCGCCGTGGGTGGTGCCCGAACGGCTAGGCCGTTTGTCGTACCGCACGCAGTGGCGCCTCATGGTCGTCGTCAACCCTCGCAAGAACAGCGCGGCGCAGCTCGACGCCGAGGACGCTATCGACGTCATCCTCGACGCGCTACCCGTGTATGCGGTCGTGTCGAGCATCGGGCCGCCCACGATCATGGACCTCGGCCCGCAGGGGTCCGTCATCACCGTAGAAATATCGCTCACAGCCTCTATGAAGGAGTAGAAAATGCCCGCAACCTCGATCGCCGGCGCGACGTTCACCGTCTCGGTCGGCGGCACCGACCGCTCTGCCCAGGTGACCAGTGGCACCGTCACCTCGACGTCCACCATCACCCGCACACGGACCCTCGACGGCAACGCATTCAGCCAGACCGACCTCATCAGCAGCGTGTCCCTGTCCTTCCTCTACGACGACACCTCCGGCGTGTTCAGCGCACTGCAGGCAGTCGTCGACTCCGGCGCCTCGATCGCCATTCTCATCGACGGCGGAACGGGCGAGTGGACTGGCGCCGCCATGTACTGCGAGTCCGCAGAGACCACGTTCGACGCGACCGGCGTCGCCATGTGCTCGGCAACCCTCACCGGTGAACTGGTGTTCGCCTAATGTGGGATGTACTGGATGTTTACCTCGACGGGGCGACGGACCCCGTCGAGGTCCCCGTCCTCACCGTGTACGTCGTCGACTACCGGGACATGTGCGACCGGGCCAAGGTCACGGCATACCCAGCGGGCCTCGACCTCATGAGCGCGTTCTGCGCACTCGTCGACCCCGAGCCCCTCGACATGAAGCAGGTGAAGAAGTGGGGCCGGGACCACAAGGTCATCATCGAGCGACGCGAGCAGGCGGGGCCTACGCAGACGGCGACCCACGCCGTCTCATCGTCCAAGTAGCACTGAGAACGAACAGGCCGATTTACGAGGTCATCGGATACCACCCGAGGACGCTCGCAACGATCGTCGAGGAGTTGCAAGGTGGCTAAGCAGGTCGAGTTGCGGATCGACGGCCTCGGCGCACTCCTGAAGGACTTCCGTGCACTGCCGAAGGAGGCCACGAAGGAGCTGCGGCGCGCATCGGTCGACATCGCCAACCGGCACATGGTCCCCTCATGGAAGGCCGCCGCGCTCACGGCTGGCGGCTGGGGCCCCAAATTGGCCGAGTCCATCAGGGCCCGCTCCGATCGTTTGCCGGCATTGAAGGTCGGCAAGGACCGGCGCGCATACACGGGCGGCGCCTCGACGAACATGGTTCGATATCCGGCATTCATGGGCACGCGCGGCAACTGGGCGCCGTTCGGCGACGGAACCGGCTGGATGAGCAGGCGCCGCCCGTACTTGGTGCAGGCGCTGCACGAATGGTCGCAAGCGGTCGACCTCATCGTGACCAAATGGAATAGGGACACGCTGTGAGCCGCACACTGACCGTGTACCTAGCGGCCGACCTGAAGCGATTCAGTCCCGCACTGCGCGACGCAGAGAACGACCTCGGCCGGTTCGGCCGAGGGGTCGACGGCCTCAGCAACAACCTGACGAGAATGCTCGGCCCGGCATTGATCGGGGCGGCCGCAGCGGCCGGGGTCGCAGCCGTAGCGTTTGGGGTCGACGGTGTCAAGGCGTTCGTCGAGGACGAGGCCGCAGCCGCCAAGCTCGCGCAGACCATGCAGAACCTCGGCATGGAGGACGCAACCGCAGCGGTCGAGGCCAACATAGACGCGATGCAGCGGCAGACGGGCGTAGCGGATTCAGAACTGCGGCCTGCAATGAGCCGCCTCCTGACGTCGACAAAAGATGTCGCACTCGCCACCGACACGATGAAACTGGCCCTCGACGTCAGCGCCGGCACGGGCCGATCGTTGGAATCGGTGGTCAACAGCCTTGCCAGAGGCTTCGACGGCTCGACAGCGTCCCTCGGCAAGCTCGGCGCCGGACTCGACAAGGCGACGCTTGCCAGCGGAGACATGCGCGTCATCACGCAAGAACTGGCGCGCACGTTCTCCGGGCAGGCCGAGACCGCCGCCAACACCTACCAAGGGCAACTGGACCGGCTCGCCGTCGGCTTCGACGAACTCAAGGAGTCATTCGGCGCCGGGTTCCTCAACAGCCTTGACAACACGACGCAAGGCACCAACGACCTCATGGACGCCATGAAGGACCTCGAGCCCGCAATGCGGGACCTCGGGGTCACGGCGTCCAAAGCAGCAGTAGGTCTCGCAAAGTTCGCAGCCGAAGCCGCCAACGTCGTCGACGGCGCCGTTGCCATGGCCGACGAGCCCTCATGGGATGGCCTCATTTCGCACCTGCGAAACACGTTCGAGGCGACCGACCAGTTTAAGGGCGCTATCGGTGGCATCCCCGGCGTCGGCCGGTTCCTTGAGGACGTCTACGACATCGTGGCCGGGTTCATTGCCCTCGACGACGCGCAAGGCAACGGGTTCGTCGACATCGGCGGCGGAGAGTTCCCGAACGTCGACAATGCCGCAAAGTCGTGGGCGATCTATAACGAAACAAAGCGGGACAGCATCACGGCGGCCCGCCTCAACGGGCAGGCACTCGCCAACGAGGACAAGGACCTCAACCGCTACACCTCGAGCAGCACCAGCGCGACCAAGGAAACCGACCTACTTACGACCGCGTTCGACCTGCAGCGCGGCGTGGTCGAGAAATTGCAGGGCACGCTCGACAGCCAGGTGACCGACCTCGAGGCAGCGACGCAGGCCGCCAAGGACTACTCGACGACACTCGCGTCACAGCTGCTCGGCGGCATCGACCTTGGCGCCGCACAGCAGACCGGCGCCGACCTCGGGATAACTACGCTTGACGCGTTTGACCGGCAGATCGCCGAGGCCGAGTGGTTCGGCAACGTCCTGTCGTCGATCAAGGCGCAGGGCGCCGACCAGATGCTCATTGACCAGTTGGCGTCCCTCGGCCCGGCGGCCGGTGGGGCACTGGCGCAGGAGATGCTGGACAAGGGCCTCGTGCAGACGTTCAGCGATCGCCTGGTCGACGTCGTGGCAGTCGCCAACACGACCGCTCAGGCAATGGTTCCCGAGTTCCTCACGGCGGGTATCGACTCGGCCGAGGACTTCGTCGACGGCACCATCGAGCAACTGACCAAGGAGCAGGCCCGCCTTAAGGCGATCGGCAAGAACGTCGGCAAGGGTATCGGCGTGAACATCAAGGCCGAGATCGCCGAGGCGGTCGCCGACGCCGTCAAGGCAGCGAACGCAGCCAAGACAGCCGCAGCCGCAGAGCGGGCGTCCGAGATCGCAGCGCAGCAAGTCGTGGTCTCCGAGCAGCAGATCGCCCAGGCGCTGCAGAGGCTCATCGGCAACAGCAACGCCCGTGCCGGCTACTCGATGGGTATCCCCGTACCCACACCGGTGCTCGGATGATCCCCACCATCTACGTGAACGGGACGGCCCTCGACCTCGAGGGCGTCGAGTACCGAATCAGCGTGTCCCACGGCCGCAACGACATAACGGCCGCACCGTCACCCTCGGACGCGTCCATGACCCTTTTGGGGTTCACGTCGATACCGATCACCATCTCGGACGTCGTCGAGGTCGAGGCGTACGGCGTCACTCGGTTCACGGGCCGGGTCACCGACACGCAGCTGTCCCACGACTACAACCCGAACGGGCCAACCGTTGGCGCCCCCGTCACGTCGTACGTCGCACGCCTCGACGTGACGATGATCGGGAACCTCAGCCTGCTCGGGCTCGCATTCGTCGGCGCGGCCGGATACAGCCAGGAGCTGCTGAACGACCGGGTCGAGAACATCCTGACCGACTCCAACCTCGTCTACACGAACAACTCCGACCCGCTCATGACTCAGGAGTCGCTCGACGCGCTTGACGGCGGATACTCGGCCCTCGACCTCCTCACGGCCCTCGGGACCGAGACCGGGGGCACGCTATGCGACCTCCCCGACGGCGCAGTCCTATGGGAGTCGTACAGCCGTCGAGGGTACGGCTACAACCCGGCGCACTGGGACGACCTCGACCCCACCGACACGTGGCCCGATATCCCGTATATCTGGGCGGACGTGTACGACAGGGTCGACACGGCGCCCCTGACCGTCGGCATCCCGAAAGCCAAGGTTGCTTGGTCGCCGACGTGGCGGAACACGTCGCAGACGATCCTCAACGACGTCACCGTCATCTACGGCGCGAACGGCAACCAGTCGCAGAACGACACCGACCCGGCGTCGATCATCACCCACGGGCGGCGGGCGTTCACCCTCACGACGCAGCTGCACCTGTCGAGCGACGCGCAGTCGAGGGCGTCGGACATCATCCGCACGCAGTCGGAGCCCCGCTACGCGCTGCAGTCAGTCGAGGTCCTCATGGAGGAGGTCACCGAGCCGCTCCTGTCGCAGCTGCTCGGCGTCATCTCCGGATCCAAGGTGTCGATCGACGACATGCCGCACCCGTCACCCGTCGACGACTACATCGGCGTGTGCGAGGGATGGGCCGAGACCTACACCCCCGGACTCCACCGGCTGGTCCTGTCACTGTCCGATCCCCGGTTCAGTTACCAGGTCGTCAAGTGGAACGAGATCGACCCGGCGCTGCTGTGGTCCGGCGTCGACGTCAACATTCAGTGGTACAACGTCGTCATACCGGCCGACCTGGTCGCATAGTGAGAGGATTGACACATGGCAGCCCCATACGCGCTATCAAGTGACCTTGTGTCGGCGTGGCCGGCCAAGTCGCTCGAGGTCGCGCAATACATCGACGAAGAACTACCGCTCATTGCGATGCCGCAGAACGCGCAAACCGGCACGACGTATTCATTCGTTGCGGCCGACTTCACGAAACTCGTGACCTTGTCCAACGCAAGCCCGGTCACCGTCACCCTGCCGCTCGAGGCCACGGTGCCATGGCCCACCAGCACGCAGCTGCGACTGCTCAATCAAGGCGCCGGCACTGTCACGGTTGCGGGCGCGGTCGGGGTCACGATCAACGGCACACCGCTTACGCTGACGCAGTACAAGGGCGCGAACCTGATCAAGACCGGGACCAACGTTTGGACGTTCATCCCTTTCGCTAGTGGTGTCGGCGCGGCAGATTTTTCCGATGCGGCGACCGGCACCTATACCGGATACAAGTACAAGACGTTTTCTTCGGGCAGTGGCACGCTCACGGTCACTCAGGCGGGATTCGCGGACATTGTCGTGGTCGGCGGAGGCGGAGGAGGTTCGACCAACTCTACAACGGCTGGCGGCGGCGGCGGGGCCGGTGGCGCTCTAGTTGTCACTAACGCATATTTGGAGGTTGGCACTCTTACCGTCACCGTCGGCGCTGGAGGTGCAACATCACAGAATCTTTTTAATTCGTTCTCGGGCAACACCTCACGCATTGGCTCGTATTACGGTGTCGGCGGCGGTGGGGCCGGTGGAAGAGATGGAATTTCTCGCAACGGCTTTCCCGGCGGTTGCGGAGGCGGCGGCAGTGGCAGCGACTCGGGAGCGTCTACTGGTGGGGCCGGCGTGGTCGGTCAAGGCAATAACGGTGGCAACGGAGTATCAAGTGGCGCCGGAGGCGGTGGTGGTGGAACGAGTGCTGTCGGCGCGAATGCTGCGGCGAACGTCGGAGGCAATGGCGGAGCAGGATCAACCACGACAATCGCGGGGACGACACCGACCGGATCCTACGTAGCAGGCTCATACGCATTCGGTGGGGGCGGCGGCGGCGGCGGGAACGGTTCGACCGCTGGCACTGGCGGCAGCGGCGGCGGCGGCGCAGGCGCTACTGGCGCAGCGACGGCAACCGCAGGCACCGCGAACACGGGCGGCGGCGGCGGCGGGTCAGATGCTGGCCTAGGCAACTCTGGTGGTTCGGGAATCGTAATAGTGAGGGTGGCGGTCTAGATGGCTCATTTCGCTCTAGTGGACGACGGCGGCATCGTGCGCGAGGTCATCGTCATATCGAACACAGATTGCGGCGGCGGCACCTTCCCAGACTCCGAGCCGATCGGGCAGGCTTTTATCAACGGCCCGCACCCGGACTGTCTCGCACTCGCAGGCGTTTGGCGGCAGACGTCATACTCAGGTTCGTTCAGGGGATGCTACGCGGGTATCGGATTCACCTACGATCCGGCGCTAGACATCTTCGCTCCTCCGGCTGCACCTCAGCCCGCGCCATGAGCTGGAAACTGGCAGCCGCAGCCGTCACGCTGCGCGACCAGGTCAACAAGGCCTACCCGAAACGCGACCGGGCCAGCGACGGCACGATCGGCGACCAGGCACACAAGGCCCGCGGGAAACTGTCCGATCACAACCCGGACAAGACCGGCTACGTCATGGCACTCGACCTCGACGAGGACGGCTGGCCCGCCCACCAATTCGCCGATCAGCTCATCGAGTACATGCGCAAGAGCGGCGACAAGCGCATCAAGAACGTCGTCTATGAGGGCCGGGTCGCATCCGCCACGTACTCCGACCAGCGCTGGGTCTGGCGCAGCGCCCCGAGCCTCGGACACGCACACCACATTAACATCAGTTTCGCCGAGCCCGCCAAGCACG